TAAATAAAAAAAGGAGGATTTAAACAATGGCAACGTCCAGAGAAAACAAAACAATCTCACAATTTAAATCAGCACTTATTGGGGGCGGTGCCCGCCCCAATTTGTTTGAGGTAGAACTCACAACTTTACCTGCAGGAATTGCTTGGGATGCTGACAACTTCAGATATATGTGTAAAGCAGCAGCACTGCCTGCACAAAATATTGCTTCAATTGATGTTCCTTTCCGAGGAAGAACTTTTAAAGTAGCTGGAGACAGAACCATTGATGTATGGACTGTAACTATTATCAATGATGAAGGATTCGCACTGAGAAGAGCATTTGAATCATGGTCAGAACAAATTGCTAAGTTAGATAATAACTTGGGTGCAACTGATCCTAGTGCATATATGGTTAATGCCAAAGTATTCCAACTTGGTAGAGGATCAGTAGCAAGCAGTCAGGACAATTCTGGTTCATCAAATGCTGTTCTTGCAGAGTATGAATTTGTTGATATTTTCCCAACAAATGTATCTGCAATTGATCTCTCATATGATTCTTCAGATACTATTGAGGAATTTACAGTTGAGTTCCAAGTCCAGTCATTCAATATCATCTCAGCTGGCACTCCAAACGGTTAATAAATAGTCTATAGGAAAATCTTTTAATAAATCATGTCAAAATTGTTTGGTTTCTCTATAGATGAGAATGAACCACTATCTCCATCAGCGGTTTCCCCCGTTCCTCCTAATAATGAGGACGGGGTTGACCACTATATGAGTAGTGGTTTTTTTGGTTCTTATGTTGATATAGAAGGGGTATATCGTACTGAGTTTGAACTCATTAAACGATATCGTGAAATGGCACTTCACCCAGAGGTAGATAGTGCCATTGAAGATATTGTAAATGAGGCTATCGTTTCTGATACAAATGATACTCCAGTTGAAATTGAACTTTCTAATTTAAATGCTAGTGATGGCATTAAAAAGAAAATTAGACAGGAGTTCAAGTATATTCTAGATTTATTGGATTTTGATAAAAAGGCTCACGAAATTTATAGAAACTGGTATATTGACGGACGACTTTATTATCATAAAATCATTGATATGAAGGATCCTCATGCAGGTATTCAGGATCTTCGTTATATTGACGCAATGAAAATGCGTTATGTTCGTCAACAGAAAAAGAATGATACCGATAAAATTAATTTAAGCAGAAGATTTGCAAGTGATAATCCCATGGATTATGACTTCCCAGAACTTGAAGAGTATTTTATTTACAATCCAAAAACTGCATATCCAACAGGAAATGTAAATTCTACAGGTGCAAGTCAAGGAATTAAAATTGCAAAAGATGCAATCACCTATTGCACTTCTGGTCTTGTAGATAGAAATAAAGGAAATACTCTTTCATATCTTCACAAAGCAATCAAATCACTCAATCAACTTAGAATGATTGAGGACTCACTTGTTATCTATAGATTGTCTCGTGCTCCAGAGCGTAGAATTTTCTACATTGATGTCGGCAATCTTCCCAAGGTAAAAGCAGAACAATACTTGCGCGACGTTATGACACGTTATCGCAATAAACTTGTTTATGATGCAAATACTGGCGAAATTCGTGATGACAAAAAATATATGGCAATGCTTGAAGATTTCTGGCTGCCAAGAAGAGAAGGTGGAAGAGGAACGGAAATCACAACTCTACCAGGAGGACAAAACCTTGGTGAGATTACTGATATTGAATACTTTAAGAAGAAACTCTATCGTTCGCTTAATGTTCCCCCTTCAAGAATGGATGGGGAAGGTGGATTTAACTTAGGAAGATCTTCGGAGATTTTAAGAGACGAACTCAAGTTCACTAAATTTGTTGGACGTTTGAGAAAGAGATTCTCAAATATGTTTAATGATATGCTTAAAACTCAACTTATTCTTAAAAATATTGTTACTCCTGAAGATTGGGAGATAATGAGTGAGCACATTCAGTATGATTTCCTTTATGATAATCACTTCTCCGAACTCAAAGAAGCAGAACTTCTGAATGAAAGATTAACAATGGTTCAGACAGCAGAACCTTATGTTGGTAAGTATTTCTCACAAGACTATGTAAGACGTAAGATTCTTCGCCAAACTGATATGGAAATTCTTGAGCAAGATGCTTTGATTAAGAAAGAAATTAAAGATGGGATTATTCCCGATCCAGCAGCAATGGAGATTGATCCAGCAACAGGTCAACCTGTAGGTGGAATGGATTTAGGTAAACCTGTTATGGAACCAGATCTTGAAGCTTCAGGATCAGCAACAAAAGCACCAGAAATTCCTTCTGGCGGCGAAATATAAATATAACGTATCTTTATTGATTACAAGCAATGGATGATTTACTTAACATGATCATTGCTGATGAATCACCAGCAAACATCAGCGATAAAATCAAAGATATTCTTTTTACAAAATCTGCAGAAAAAGTAGATGCTTTCAAACCAACTGCAGCTGCAAGTTTGTTTGATAATCAGGAAGAAGAATAGATTTAATAAATAACTAATAAACCATTTTTTATAGCAATGTCAAGGACAAGGATAATTGAAACTGAGGTTGCAACTCCAAATACTGCCGGCACTGCAAGTAGTATTACTTCTGCAACTGTTGTTAGACTTCATAATGACACTAGTGGAGTTGCTACTGTTGGAGTTTCTACTCAAGTTGGAGCAGCAACAACAGCATATTTTAGTATGCCAGCAAATTCGGTGGAGTTTTTAGAAAAGTATCCTTCTGAGGTTATTTGGACAACTCCAGCAATTAAAGCTTCAAAAGTAGGTTACACAGGTTAATTCAATGAAACTAATCAGAGAAGAAATTGAATCAGTAAATTTTATTACTGAAGAGAAAAACGGAGCAAAGTCTCTTTACATTGAAGGAGTATTTCTTCAAGGTAACATCAAGAACCGTAATGGTCGTATGTACCCAATGGAAACACTTCGTCGTGAAGTTGCCAGATATAACGAATCAAACGTTGCTTCTGGCAGAGCACTTGGAGAACTTGGACATCCTGATGGCCCAACAGTGAACCTTGATCGTGTTTCTCATAAAATTGTTTCCCTGAAAGAGAGTGGTTCTAACTTTATTGGTAAAGCAAAAATCCTTGATACCCCAATGGGTAGAATTGCTAAAAATCTGATTGATGAAGGTGTAAAACTTGGCGTTTCTTCTCGTGGTATTGGTTCACTGAAACCAACTCGTGAAGGATTTAATGTTGTTGGTGACGACTTTATGCTTGCAACTGCGGCTGATATTGTTGCTGATCCTTCTGCACCTGATGCATTTGTTGAAGGTATCATGGAAGGAAAAGAATGGGTATGGGAAGGTGGCATTCTCCGTGAGAAGTATGCAGAGCAAGCAAAACGTAGAATTAATACTTTGGTAGACCAAAGAATATTGGAAGAGCATAAGTTGAACTTATTCAACGACTTTCTTTCAAATTTATAAATTAATAAATAAATATAGATTAAAATAGAGATTAATCCCGGAGAGTTCAAATGTCTAGTGACAAGAATTTACAAGAAATGGAAGCAGGCACTACGCAATCCAAAACTGCCGTTAACGCAGGTGCAAAGCCAGCAGATCCAATGTCAACCCTTACAGATCCTGGAACCCAACTGGGTTCTGTAGAAGATCTGGGAGGCCCTACTCCAGAGAACTATAAATCTGATGATGATTCAGCAAAGCTGAAGACTCCAGGTGGTTCACTGAAGCAAGTCAAAGATGTTGTTAATAAAGGTGCAAAGTCTGGTGATGCAATGACGGGTGTTAAGGAAGAAGAAGAACTTGATACTGAAGCAGTAATTGAAGAAGAAGAGGAGACTACTGAAGAGGTAGTTTCTGAAGAAGAAACTGATACTGAAGAAGAAGAAGTTGTTGCCGAAGCACCTGAGTACACCGAACTTGACCTTGAAGAGGATGTAAATGCTCTTCTCGGTGAAGAAGAACTCTCCGAAGAATTCAGAGAAAAAGCAAAAACAATCTTTGAAGCGGCTATCACTTCAAAAGTTTCTTCAATCAAAGAAGAACTGCAAGCTCAATATGAAGAGAGACTTGTTGAAGAAGTAGAAGAAATCAAAGTTGCTCTGGGTGAGCGTGTTGACTCTTACCTGGAGTATGTTGCAGAAGAGTGGTTCACTGAGAACCAACTCTCTGTAGAAGCAGGTCTTAAGACCGAAATGACCGAATCATTCCTTCAAGGAATGAAGGGTCTTTTTGAAGATCATTATGTATCAATCCCTGAAGATAGATATGATGTACTTGAGAGTATGGTAGAAAAACTTGATGAAATGGAGACAAAACTCAACGAGCAGATTGAAAAGAATGTTTCCTTAAACAAGCGTCTCGCAGAGTCGGTTGCAGAGGTAATCTTTGATCAAATTTCTGAGGGTCTTGCACTTTCTCAGAAAGAAAAACTCGCTTCACTTGCTGAGAGTGTTGAGTTTGAAAGTGAAGATCAATATCGTGAAAAACTGGAGACATTAAAGGAAGCATATTTTGCTTCAAAACCACAATCTCCATATGCTAAGTCTGAAAGCCTTTCTGAAGGTGTAGACAATGTTCCTGAATCCGTTTCAGGTTCAATGGCAACCTATCTGAAAACTCTTTCATCATTTAGCAAATAATTGAATTTAATATAATTCAAACAAAAAACATCCACACAACAAAGGTAAACGCAAATGTTCCAATCAGAGCATCTGCAGGAAAAGTGGGCACCTCTCCTCAATCATGAGGGATGCGAGCAAATCAAAGACTCCCATCGTAGAGCTGTAACCGCCGTCCTGCTGGAAAACCAAGAAAAATTCATGCGTGAGCAGAATGCTTTCGCATCTTCAGGTTCATTCCTGTCCGAGGCACCTACTAACGCTGTTGGTAACGGTGGTTTCACCGGATCCGCTGACGCAGCTGGTCCTACTGCAGGTTTTGACCCCGTTCTGATCTCACTGATCAGACGTTCAATGCCTAACCTGGTCGCTTATGACCTGGCTGGCGTTCAACCAATGTCTGGTCCTACTGGACTTATCTTCGCAATGCGTTCGAAGTACACC